TGACCGACGCGGAGTCGGAGGCCGTGACCGACGCGGTGTCGTTCTTGGGGCGCCTCGACAACTCGAGCCACGAGCCCCCGACGATGGCGATTACGTCGTAGGCGCCCGCGCTGTCGAGCGCGGCGTCCAGCTCCTGCTGCGAGCGGACCTCGATGGTGCTCACGACGCTGCCGCCTTCGCGACCGGCCAGACCGTCCCGGCGGCCGACTGGTGGCGCTTCGGGCCGGGGCGCGACTCGTGCCCGGCGGGCAGGCTGCAGTCCTCGACGGCGCCGAGCTTCTCGTCGCTCCTGGCGGGGCACAGGGCGACCGCCACGGCCTCCTCGACGGGCTCCGGGGCGACGGGCGCCGCCTCGGGCTCGGGCTGGGCGCTGGGGGCGTCCTGGACGGGCTCCTGGCGGAGCTTCGCCGCGAGCTGGCGCGTCCGGCTGCCCGTGACCTCCACCGGCACGTCGGGCGCATCGGCGGACTCGCCGGCCTGCTCGTCCTCGCGGTTGATGATGGCGAGCACGACGGGCTCGACCGGTAGCATCTTGCACAGGCGCTTGACCACCCTGGCCTTCGCCATCTCGTCCCAGTCGCTGTCCCACGGGCTGAACGCCTTGGGCTTGCCGCGCTTGCGGATGCGCTCGACGGCCGCGTGGTCCATGACGTCGAACAGCGTCTCTCCCGAGCGCAGGGTGCCGACCGCGTAGACGTGGGTGGTCGGCTTCGCGGAGCGGTCCGGGGCCAGCGCCGGTACGTGCGTCAGGGTCGGGGCGGTGCCCTCGGTCCAGGCGAACTCGTCGCCCTCCTTGACGACGCGCCACTCGACCTTCGCCACGTCCGAGGGCGAGCCGTCCATCCGGGTCCGGGTCACCATCTTGGAGACGCCGCGGTAGTCGGGGATGAGCTGGGCTTGCTTCTCGTACTTGGGCCGGTCCTTGGTGCCGACGTTGACGTTGCGCGGGACGAGGTACGCCCCGCCCGTCGAGCCGGTCGGCTCGAGGCCCATCGCGGCGGCCTCCATGACGGACTGCACGACCGAGTCCGGGGTGCAGTCGAGCAGGTCCGGGTTCTTGACGAGCGCCTGGACGGTGACCCGCTGGAACCGGCGGACCGCCTCGGGGCCCGGGAGCAGCGAGAGGAGCTGCTTGGTGAGCCCCCCGAGCTCGCGGGCGACCTGGCTCTGCTCGACGACGGCGAGCGCGGTGCTAGACATTCGATCCCTCCTCGACCTTCACGCGGCGCGGCTCCCAGTCGCCCCGGCGACCCTCTCCGCGGAACTGCTCTGCGAACTCCGGCAGCGACTTGGCCGCCATCTCCATCGACTCGGCGGCGGCGATCTCGCCCCACAGCGCCGCGGCGGCGTCCTTCCACTTGGTGGACCCCTTGACCCAGCCGGCCCACCTCACGGACCCGACGCCAGGGACCGTCAGCAGCCCCGCCGCCCCCTGCGCGGCCTCTAGGACCACCCGCAGCGTCTTCTCGGTGGACTGGTGGCGAGCGATGGCCTCCCGCACGTCGAGGACGGCCCGCAGCGCCTCGGCCACGTCCGGGTCGGCCGACTCGACCTCCTCGAGCTCGGCGGCGGGGTAGCGCTCGGACAGCGCCCGGAGCGTGGCGGCGCTGCCGTCGAGCTCAGGCTCGGTGCGGTCCTCGACATGGCCCCAGAGGCGGGCCTCGCGCTCGAGCATCGCGTCCGCGAACTCGGCGTCCCAGCGGACGGTGTAGACGCGGATGGCGTCCCTCGCCCCGGTGAGCAGCGACACGTCGGCGCAGTCCGCGCCGGCCACGAACATCTGGTGCGTGACCTGGCAGGCCACGGCCTCGGGGACCTCGTCGGTCCCGGGGTCGCCGTAGCCGTCGGCGCGCTCGCTCCACTTGAGCTCAACGAGACGGCCGTCGGCGCGGCGGCGGTCGAGGCTCGCGAGCGCGAACGGGCGGGACTTGGAGCGCATGAGGCGGTTGACCCGGCGGACCGGCATCCCGACCGCATCGGCGTAGCGGGCCGCGTTGAGCGGCTCGGTCAGCGTGCCGATCTCCATCGCGAGCGTCGTGTCGATGGGCGGCACGAGGCCGCACTTGCGGGCCCACAGCGAGTAGGGCGACTCCCACGGCGATAGCCCGCAGGCCGCGGCGGCCTCGCTGGCGCCGATGCCGTGCTGTCGCGCCTCGATCCACTCGGGCGTCCGCTGGACGACGGACAGGTACTCGGCCGTGGCGGCCATCAGGCGCCCGCCTGCCACTCGGCGACCATCTCGCGCCAGAGCAGCCCGGACCGCGGCCCCAGCGCCGCCCGGACGGCCTCGGCTCCCCGCTGGACGCGGACGATCTCGCCCATGACCAGCGCGCGGTCGGCCTCGGGGATCCGCTCGAGGTGCGCCGCCAGCAGCCCGCAGCGGACCTCGGCCGCCTCCGCGAGCGCCTCCGCGGCGCCCCTGTCAATGACGATCTGCATGTCCTCGACCCCTTCACTCTCTCGACCGGTCCTGCGACCTGCGATGCCCGCCGCGTCCGGGCACTGGCCGGCGGGCATCGCGGGGAGCGGGATCAGATGGGCAGCGACTCCTGCCGGCCCGCGTAGACGGGCGCCTTCGCCCGCTCGAGGGCCTCTCGCCGCGCCCGGGCCTTGACCTGCATCCCGTGGCGACCCTTGGCGATCATGTCCAGCAAGTTCTCGCGCTGGGTGCCCAGCCAGAGGTGCGCGGGGTTGCAGCAAGGGCGGTTGTCGCAGGTGTGGAGGACGTAGGGGGTCACCGACCCGCCCTCGCGATCGAGCGGGCGAGCGGCCAGACGAGCGCGAACAGCATCCCGAGCATCGCGACGGCGGTCACCGGAGGGCCCGCGTCTTCTTGTGACCGATGGACCGGGCGCGGATGCCGAGACGCCGCATCCAGCGGGAGACCGTGGACACGTCCGCCCCGATCTCGTCGGCGATGGCCTGCTGCGAGAGCTCGCGCACCTCGTAGGCGTCCACCAGGTACTCGCCGATGGGGCGCCCGACGCGCTCTTCGGCGAGCGCCATGCCTGCGGTGGTTCGCGTGTTCGTCATGGCGGCTATCTTGCACTTCTGCAATCTAGCCGTCAACTACAAAGGCGGCACGTCATCTTCGGGACATTCGGACCATTGCAGGTCCGGGAACCGTTGTGCAATGTTGCAAGTCCAGTGATTGCAACCTACGCTCCCGACATGGCAAGGCAGCGCACCGACTACGCGACCAAGGTGGGCGTTGCGATCGGCGCGATCCGCGAGTACCTCGGCTACACGCAGCGCGACCTCGCGGGGCGCGCGAGGACGAGCGAGTCGACGATCAGCCGGTACGAGGCCGGGGAGAGCCCGCGCGCCGAGACGCTGCGGGACCTGGCCCGCGCGATGGCGGTCCCGGTGGAGTTCCTAGCGGACCCGGCGCCGACGAAGGACGACGTGATTGTCCGCCTCGCGACCTGGCGCGCCGCGACTCGGCAATCCTCGACCGAGCGCGAATGATGGCGGCCTCGACGTCGGCCTCGAGCTGCTCCCAGATGGCGCGCTCCTCGTCGGACACGGATACCCCCGGTGCGCGCCCGTCGCTGCCGGCCGCGAGCGCCTCGGCCGGCCTCCCGGCGCCACAGTCCGCCGGTCGGCAGGCCATCGTGGCCGCGGCCCGTGACAGGTTGCGCGTCACGGTCGCAGCCCGCCCCGTGCGCATCGCGCTCAAGGCTGCGGCAGTCGTGGTCCTCGCGGGCGCGGCGGCCGTCACCATCGAGAGCGTGCCCGGGATACTCGCCTCGATCGGCATCGACTTCCGCGTCTACCAGGGCTACACGACCTCCTGGCTGCACGGCGGACCGCTCTACGCGCCGGCGCAGCTCGCCGGGCCGTACAGCATCGAGGACCTCAACGGCAACGCCTACCCGCCGACCCTGCTGTGGCTGACGGCGCCCTTCGCGCTCGGACTCCCCGCGGTCCTGTGGTGGGCCGTCCCGCTGGGCGTCATCGCGGCGTCGCTCGCCCGCGTCCGCCCCTCGCGCGCCGGGTGGCTCCTGCTGGCGTGCCTGCTGGTCTACCCCCGGACGTGGTACGCCCTCCTGCTCGGCAACCCGGCGCTCTGGGCCTACGCCGCGATCGCGGCGGGCGCGGCGTGGGGATGGCCGGCGGCCCTCGCGGCGATCAAACTGCCGCTGGCCCCGTTCGCCCTGCCCGGCTGGCGGCGGCGCGACTGGCGCGCCGCCGTGCTCGGGCTCGTGGCCCTGTCGCTGCCGTTCGGGGTGCTGTGGGTCCAGTACGGCGAGGCGCTCCTGAACGCGCGCAGCGGCCGCGGGCTGTCCTACACGCTGGGGGACTGGCCCGTGGCCGCCGTGCTGCTCGTGGCGACGCGCTACCTGGGCTCGGGCGCCCCCGCCTCGACGGAGATCCCGACCAGCGCCGGCGGTGCCGCGACCGCCGTCACGGTGACGACGAGGTCGGCGGAGTATGTCTGCGACATGTCCTCGACGTGGAGCGTCGTCGAGCCCGCCGCGAGGGCGGTGACGAAGTAGGCGCCCGGACCACCCGTGACCTCGGCGATCCCGCCCGGGTTGAAGTTGGAGCGCCACTGGCTGCCCGCGTCGGCGGTCGATCCGTCGCTGTAGTGGAGCAGGACGGCGAGCGGTGCCCTCTGCTGGTCGGTGAGCGCGAGCGCTGTCACGGTGCGGCCTCCTGAGGCTGTCGAGATGCCGGCGAGGCGGCGCCGGCGCCGGAGCGGGCAGGTCCTCATGCGATCTTGTTGAACCAGTCCACGTCGAAGTACGTGTTGGTGCCGGTGGACGCCAGCGGCGGGACGATGATCCCGACGCGGTCGACCGTGAACGAGGCCGAGAGCGGGCCCGACTCGACGCCCCACGCCTCGCCGTCGAGCGAGAACGCGACGTAATAGCTCGTCCCGCTCTTGCGGAGGCGCAGCCACGTCTTGACGAACGCGGTCTGGGCGCCGTTGAGGTAGCTCACGTTGGGGGCCGCGCCCGGGATGCCCGCCTCGATGTATGACCCGCCATAGGACGTGTACGCCGAGACGTTGAGGATTTCGAAGGCGTTGGGCGTGTTGTTTCCCAGCGTCGCGACCACCCCGTTGCCCGACGTGTCCACGCAGGCGAGTCCGAGCATCATGACCTGGTTATTCGCGACGTCGTAGTTGCGGGCGATGTACGCCATCGCGAGGGTCCAGTCCCCGGCGGGCGCGGCGCGGAAGTACCCGTCGCCGCCGGACCGGCCCGTGGTTGCGAGCCGGAGGTAGGTGGCGGCCTTGCCGACTTGGTACGCCTCGGCCCCGCTGGTGAAGTTGCGCCGCGTCCACGATCCCGACAGCGAGGCGCCCGTGAAGTCGTCGCCGTAGGTCCCGTCGATCGCGTAGGAGTCGAGGGGCATCGGGTGGCTGGCGTCGGCGCCCCCGCCGCCCCCGCCCGCGACCGTCACGAACGCGAGCCCGCCGGACCCGTCGGCGCCCAGGACCTTGGTCGCGTCCGTCTCCGACGTCGTCAGGAGTTCGACCCGCGGGAGCTGCGGGACCGGGACGAGCGCGGACCCGTCGAGGGCCGCGTACCCGCCGGCGAGCCCCCTCTCGGCGGTCTCCTGGTAGCCGGACAGGTCGATCGACAGCACCCCGGTCGTGCCGGACCCGGACGACCCGGTCGACGACCCGCCGCCGGACGAGCCCGACGCCCCGGGGTAGGCGGCGTCCTCGGCCGCGCCGAGGCTCGAGCTCACCTCCGGGATGACGACGAGGTCGCCGGCCTCGCTCTCGGACAGGGTGATCGCCGCGATCGCGACCGCGTCCTCGTCGTAGTCCTCGAGCCCGGTGCCCGTGTGGACGGTCACCAGGTCGCCGAGCCAGAAGTCGCCGTGCGCCGACCCGGGCGGGCCGGGCAGGTAGCGCCCGGCCGAGTAGCCGGTCCCGTCGCCGACGAGGATCGGGAAGCCCGCGGCGTCCGAGCGGCGCAGGCGGTTCAGGAGGTCCGCCAGGCCGAGCGCCGCGAGGGAGTCGGCGTCGTCGGTCTCCGCCTGCGTCGAGGTCTCCCGCGTCACGCGGTCGGCGGCGTCGGGGAGCTCCGCCTGCGCCCACCCGTCGGTGCCGACGACCTGGGTGAACGTGGCCGCCGGGCCGTCCGTGCGCTCGCGGGAGAGCGCCGACGCGATGTTCGCCGCCTTCTCGAAGCGGACGCTGCCCCCGGTCCCGTCGCCCGTGAGGTCCCGGCCCTGCTGGGCCCACGCGCGGAGCTCGAGCGACGGCGCCATCTCGACGTCGATCAGCCCGGTGGCCGTGAGCTTCGCGAGCGTGTCGAGGTACGGGTCGCCGACCTCCGCGGTGACGCCCTGGAGCCCGCCCCCCGCGAGCCAGTCGTTGCCGTCGGTGTCGACCGTCTCGGTGAAGGCGTAGGAGAGCAGCGGCATCGGGTGGCTCGGCCGGCCCGCTGCCTGCGCCTCCTGGCAGACCCGCCAGAGCACCTTGCCCGGGACCAGCGAGAGGAGCGGCTCGGTCGCGACCCACACGCGGAGGCCGGCGGCCGCGGCGTGGATCCACGTCCCGGAGTACGCCCCGGAGCTGATGTGGAGGAGGTGGCCCCGGCCCGACCCGTGGAGGAACGGCAGGGCGGCGATCTGGTCGAGCCACGCCGAGAACCCGCCCGTGGTCAGCGCGCCGACGCTCTTGCCGGTGATCTTGCCGCCGGACACGGTGTAGGTCGTGAAGGAGCCCGCCGGGACGGCGACGCGGCCCGCGGTCCCCCCGGGCGGCGTCCCCCAGCCGGAGTCCCACCACTGCGTCACGTCCGAGGCGCCGATCTCGCCGAACTCCGGCCGCAGCCCGAGCACCGACGACGCCCGGACGTCGGTCACGCCGGCGTCGGACGGGTGGACCCACGTGCCGGCGTAGGCGCCTGTCGAGAGCTTGACCAGCGTCACCCTCGCCCCCGCGGATGGTGCGCCCGACTCCCAGCGGCGCGCCTGCCGCTTGTCGTAGAACGCCGAGAACCCGCCCGTCGTGATCGACCCGGCCGGGTAGACGACCCGTCCCGAGGAGTTGAAGGTGAAGGTCCGGTAGGTCCCGGCCGCGAGCGCGACGTGCCCGAGCGACCCGGCGGGCGGCTCTCCCGCCACGAGGTCGGCCCATCCCGAGTCCCACCAGGGGACGACGTAGCTCACGGCGAGCCAGCGGGCCCAGTCGAAGTAGGCCATCGCGCCGCGGCCGGCGACCTCGACGACCTCGCCGCCGCCCTCGTCCTGCGAGACGACCTGCGTCGTGAGCGACTCGATGAAGAACGCGAAGATGTAGTCCGCGTCGATGGCCGGGACCCGGACCCTCACGAGGTTGCCCTGGCGCAGCACCTCGGCCGTCGCGTTCGGGTCGTCGCGCCGGATGGAGAACTGGCCGGACCCGGTGGCATTGCGCTCTGGGCGCACGACCTTGGCGAAGGCCCCGTCGAGCGTCGCGAGGTAGCGGATCGAGTCTCCCGGCGGGTCGATCGCGTAGACGTCGAGGCCGATCGCGCCGGCGGAGGCCGGGAACCAGTCGAAGCCGCCGTAGAGGAGCGCCCCGCCGAGAGAGCCGTAGTCGCGGACAAGGACGACGTGCAGGCAGATGCCGTCGTCCGGCACCTCGACGGTCGTCGACGGGTAGGTCCCGGCCGTCGTGGACAACAACGTCCAGACGTCGGTCGAGGCGTCGAGCGGATCCGGGGTCTCGACCGACCACACCAGGACGTCGGACGTGGACGCGCTCTCCATCCACACCCTCGCCGTGCCTGGCCCGACGAGGAACACCTTCACCTTGTCCGGGTTGCCGACCGGGCAGCCGCCGTCGCCGTGGCCGAGCGGGAACGATGGGACGACCGCCCCATAGTTGCGGAAGAAGAACCCGCCGCCCGTTCCCCCGGACGGGTCGGTGGTCGGGTAGGGCCTCTCGCCGTACCCGCCGTAATAGGTGAGGCCGGCCGCGCCGGGGCTGATGTAGTCGCCCGCCGTCGCGTCGACGCTCCGGTACGGGTAGAACCCCGCCGGGGTCGGGCCGACGAGCGTCGCGCCGTCGAGCGCGCGGCCGGGGTAGGTTCGGCCGACGACTGAGCAGGTCACGGCCCGGCGACCACCGACCAGTCGGCGAGCGCCTCCAGCTCGACGGAGACCTCGGCCGACTCGCGGTCGACGCGCTTGGACGCGATGTTGAGCGCCCGCGCGGCGACGGTCGCGGTGGACCCGTCCTCGAGCACGGCGACGAGGTCGCGCGGCGGGAGCGCCGGGTCGAACAGCGCCCGCAGGGCGAGCATCGCGGTGCGGAACTCCGCCTCGTCGGCGCCGATGACGACGCCCTCGAGCAGGATGGACATGCGGTCGACGATCCGCGGCCCGGTGACGCGCCCGGCGAGGCCCGGGACGACCGTGTCGACGCCCCGCACGTCGGGGACGCCGTCGAGGCCCTGCGTGATCTCGAGGAAGATGCCCGGGACCGCCTGGACGGACGTCGCCCCGCCGTCGTAGGTCAGCGCGACGGGAGCGAGCGAGAGCGTCATGCCGCCTCCGTCGCCGGCGGCGCGACGGTCCCGAGCCGGGCGAAGCGGCGCGCCTGCTGGGCGATCTCGAGCGGGTTCCTCGCCCGCACGAGCCCCTGGACGGTGACCGGGATGTTGTAGGTGACGCCGCCCGACATGCCCGCGCCGACCGACGCCAGCTGGTTGTGCGGGATCATGTAGCCGCTGGTGTCCGGCACCCACAGCTCGGGCCCGAGCTCGCCCACCTTGAGCAGCTCGCCCGCGTTCCGCCGTCCGCCGGTCGCGGTCGGCCTGGCGCGGTGCCCCGCGCCGATCAGGGCGGCGTGCAGGTCGGCCGGCGCGGTGTTCCACTCGGCCTTGAGCTTCTCGAGCTCGGCGAGCGCGAGCCTCGCGGCGTTGGCGACCTCGGCGTTGCCCGACTTCGCCTGCTTCTGGAGGTCCGATATGAGCGCGTCGTAGGCCGTCTTCGTGAGCTCGCCGCGGCCCGCCATCTCGATGCGGATGCCGAGCCCCTCCTCCTGGAGCGCGAGCAGCCGCGACCTCGCGTCCCGCTTCTCCTGCGCGGTGGACTTCTTCGACGCGATGATCGCCCGCTGGGCGGACTGCTCCCGGCTGTTCGCGGAGAGGGCGTCGGCGCGGTGCTGGCGGCCGTAGATCGTCGCGGCGGCGTCGGTGGCGATCGAGGTGAGCTCCGACCACTTGTCCCGGTAGTCCTGCGCGATCTGGCCGAGCACCGACTTCGTCGACGTGGCCAGGCGCGCCAGGGCCACCAGCACGGGGCTCGTCATCCCGGAGGCCAGCAGGGACGCGGCCCCGCTGACCTCGTCCTCCCCGCGCGCCATGCGCGTCGCCATGACCTGCCCGATCCCGCCCGCGGCCGCGCCGACCTCGTCCTCGCCGCGGGCGATCCGCCCCTTGATCGCCGCGACGGCGGCACCGGCGAACGCCTCGCCGGCCTGCTGGCCGGCCTTCGGCCACGCGGCCTCGAGCTTGTCCATCGGGAGCTCCGGCAGCGGCAGCCCCACGGCCGCCCCGCCTCCCCCGGGGATCGCGAACGCCCCGCGCGCCACGAGCGCGGCGATCCGGGAGGCGAAGGACGTCGCCGTCGCCGCGGCCGCCGCGGCGCCCGCCTCGCCGCCCATCGCCCCGGCCGCGAGGACGACCTCCGGCGTCTGCGCCGTCACCGCCGCGGCGACCAGCGGGCCGCCCGCGGCGACCGTGGCCGCCTCGGCCCCGACCTGCGCCGCGCCCGCGGCGGTCCCGCCCGCGAGCCACGCGGGGAGCGTCAGGCCGAGCTGCTCGGCGATCTTGGGGAGGAGGAGCCCGGCCAGCCCGCCGAGCGAGCCCAGCACGACCTTCGTCAGCTGCGGGCCGAGCGTCGCGAACACGATGAGCAGGTCGCCCATGTTCGTCCCGGTCCCCGCGAGGGCGCCCTGGAACTTGTGGAGCATCAGGATCGCCTGGCCGCCGAAGGTGCTGTCGTTGACCTCGGCCGCCTTCTCGACCGCGCCGGTGTAGTCGGTCCCGATGATCGCGGCCATGTCCGCGACGCTCTCGGACCCCGGCCGCAGCATGTTCGCCAGCGCCCCGCCGGCGCGCGCCCCGAACAGGCTGATCGCGAGCTTCGCGCGGTCGGTGTTGTCCGCCGTGGCGGCGATCTGGGCGACCAGCGTGTTGAACTCCGCCGGGCTCTTGACCTTCTGGAGCGCGGTGTTGAACCCCATCGTGACGCGCTGGGCGTCGACCCCCGCCTTGTTGAAAATGCTCATCCACGCGATCGCCTGGTCGGTGCTCATCCCGAAGGCGTTCATCGCCGGCGCGAACTTGACCAGCGAGTCCGCGGTCTCGTTGATGTTGATGCCCCACCGCTGGTGTGCGACCGTGAGCTTGTCCATCGTCGCGGCCATGTCTGCCTCGCCGATGACGCCCGTCTTGACGAGGCTGTTGAGCCGCTCGACCGCGTCCGTCCCCGTCCCGCCGGCGATCTCCGCGAAGTCGAGGATGTTGGCGGCGAGGTCCTTGGCCGCCTGGCCGGAGAGGTCGAAGTGCGTCTTGAGCCCCGTCAGGGTGGCGGCGATCTCGTCGTACCCCTGGTGGCTGGTCATGAACAGGTCGTTGAGCGTCCCCGTGAACGCCTTGGCCTCCGCCGCGCTGGCGCCCGTCTGGACCCGGTAGTCGCCCGCGAGCTGGTTGAGCTGCGTGGCCCCGTTTATCGCGGAGGAGAGGGCGAGGCCGACGCCGGCCCCGAGCGCCCCGCCGGCCGCCTTCTTGAGGCTCGCCGCCATCTTCCCGGCGACGATGTCGGTGGACTTGAGCGCGTCGACCTCGAACTGGCCGGTCTCGAGGTTGAGGTGGACGGCCCCGAAGATGTCCGCGATGGAGATGCCCATCAGTCGACCCTCACCATGCCTGGGAACATCATCCCGAGCCGGAGGAGCGCGCGGTCCCGCTCCGCGGGGGAGCGGAGCTCCTGCGGCGCCTCCGATCGGGCGTAGGCCGGAAGCCGCCAGGCGCCCCGGGCCTTGACCGCGCCCGTGGACACGAGGACGTCGAGGTGGGCGTCGCGCGCGGCGGCGAACCGCTCGGCGAGCCGCTCCCGGCCCTCCCGGGTGATGCGCTCCTGGCCGGCCTCCCAGAGCATCGTCAGCTGGCTCGCGTCGAGGCGGTCTTCGAGCGCCCGCGGGTCGAGGCCCCACTTCGAGAGCGCCCACTCGTAGAGCTCGGGGCGACCGACCCGACGACCGACCGGGCCACCAGGGCGGCCAGAAGCACCCTCGTGTCGTCCGCGAAAGGGAACGCGACGTCCGCCATCTGGCCCGCGGCCGCGTAGATCTGCGCCGGGTCGGCGTGCTCCTCGAGCCACTCCCGGCCGCCGAGCGCGCCGGTGCGGTCGTAGGACACGACGATGCCGAGGACCGCCTCCAGCGCGAGGCCGGAGAACTCCGAGGCCTCCACGGGCGTCCAGTCGTCGGCGTCGGCGGGCGTGAAGGCGCCCGGCCCCTCCGCCAGAGATGCCTGCCACTCGCGGGTCGCGCGGATCGGCAGCGTCGGGACGATCTTCTCGACGCCCCCGACCGAGATCCTGAGGACGCCCGCCAGGACGTCCTCAGGGCTTCGGCTGTCCATCGGGCTAGGCGCTCATCACGACGGTGAGCGGGACCTGGGTCGGCGTGGCCGACCCGTAGTGGCCGGTGAACTTCAGCGCCAGGCCGAGCGGCTTGGCCGGGTCGTCGTCGAAGTCGAGCGACTGGCTCTCGGCGCTGACCGCGTTCTCTAGCGTGACGACCATCGTCCGGCCGTCCGCGCCGACCTCGGTCAGGACGAGGTCCTTGTAGTCGGCCGAGGCGATGCGGCCGATGACCGGCCGGATGGTGGTCCCGCCGAGCGCGGTGACCTCGACGACCCACTCGTCGAGGCCGTGGTCGCGGGTGAGCGGGGTCGCGAAGGTGATCCCCGTGCCGCCGGCGAGCGCCGTGCCGACCGCGGTCAGCTGGCGGGTCTCGTAGTGGCCGAGGTAGCCGATGCGGACGAAGTCGCCGATCGCGAGTGCGGCGACGCTGTCGACCCTGACGTTGACCGATCCGGCCGCGGCGGGTGCCGACAGGATCGTCCCGTTGACGGTCTTGATCTGCTCGGCGTTGGCGTGGTCGATGCGGAGGCCGGTGCCGCCGTCGTTCTCGATGTCGAGGCCGGTGCCGCCGCCGCCGGTCGTGCCGACGGTGAGGACGCGCACGACCTCGGAGTTGGCCTCCGTGGCGCCGGCCGGGGGGCCGATGTGGACGAACTGGCCGACCGTGACGGTGGTGACGCTCGTCACCTTGACGTTGGTCGCCCCGAGCGCCGGGTCGGCCGCCAGGGTGGTGTCGAGGCCGGCGAGGGTCTGGCCGAGGGACGCCGACGACGTCGCCGTCGCGCCGGGCATCGCCCACGCGATCTTCTGCGCGGTCAGCTCGTTGACGGTCAGCTCGATCGTGGGGACGATCTTGCGGATGCCGCGGGTGCCCTTCACGGGGCCGCCGGCGTTGGTGAACTCGGGGGCGCCCGAGGTCACGTCGATGCCGAGCTTCGGGACGGCCGTCGTGGACCCGCAGTCCACGCCGCCGAATGTGATGCTCACGGGCGCGCCGCTGAAGATGGCGCTGGGGTCGATCGCGGTCATGGTTCCTGTCCTCTCGCTGCCCGGGGCCGTGGCCCCGGATGACTGGTCCCGCACCCGCCTGGGCGGGGACGGCGGATAGGGGATGGCTACCGATAGGCGGTCACGGGACGAGGCTCGCCAGGGCGGACACCTCGATGAACAGGTACTCGACGGGCTGCCCGGTGCCGGGGTCGGTGTCCGAGCCGCCGCCGCCGTCGTCGAGGGAGCCGAAGATGGACACCCCGCCTCCGCTGATCCGGTGGCCGCGGGCGTGGACGGCGTCCGACACCGCCGCCGCGAGGGCCGTCGCCCCCTGGCGCGTCACGCCGTAGCACCGGGCGACGTAGCGGACGCCCTGCACGGGAGCGTGGGGCAGGCGGGTGTGCCCGAGGCGCGCGAGGACGACGAACGGCTGCCACTTGCCGGGACCCAGCGCGTCTCCCGGGGCGGCCTCCCCGGCGCGGACGCGCGCCGTGATCGCCGACACCCCCGCGTCGTCGCGGATGTCGGTGAGGAGCTTGCCGGTGGGGTCGGCGAGGCTCATCCTGCACCCCCCGCGCGGGCCCTGATGGCGGCGCCGGCGGCCGCCCGCCTCGGGGCGCTGGCGGCGCGCCTCGACATGGCGCCCTGGACGTACGGCGCGGCGTTGGCGACGTTCGACAGCAGGGCGGGCGTCAGGAACGGCCGGGCGGGCTCCGCGATCGTCCCGAGCTCGGCGAAGTGCGAGAGCGGGGAGCCGAACGCGACGACCATGACGACCTGGTCGGGCGGCACCCTGAGCCCCCTCGGCTTGTTCTTCGACGCGGCGACGTCGGCGCTCCCGTGGAGCAGCCTGCTCCTGCCGTCCACCGGGCCCCAGACCGTGACGGATCCCGTGTCGAGCATCATCGGGACGCCGTGCTCGGCCGCCGCGGCCGGGTCGCGCAGGGAGCCCGGGCCCGATCCCCCCGGGCCGCGGGACGCGTCGGCGACGACCCTGTCGCCGAGCTGGACGAGCCCGTCGGCCATGCCCGCGTAGAGCTGGTCCACCGCGGCCTTGTTCATGACGATCTGCGCCCCGCGCCTGGCGACGAGCTTGGCGCTGGGCGCCTTCGGGCTGACCATCACGCGACCGCCGCGAGGTCGAGCACCAGGTGGTGGCCGGCGCCCGCGGCGTCGCTGATGCCGGTGATGTCGTAGCGGACCCCGCCCGACTCGATCCAGCACGCCGTCGTGATCCCGGCGACCGGGTACAGGTCGCCGACGTGCGTCGAGACCGCGGCGCCCGCCTGGCTCGCCAGCGGCACCTCGCGGGCCGTGCGCGGGCGGATCCGGCCGCGCACGGCGACGAGTACCTCGGCGGTGGAGGCCGGCTGGCCGTAGTCGTCGAGGGTCCCGGACGCGACGTTGCGGTAGACCACGAGCTCGGCGTTGAGCAGGTCGTCGAAGCTCACGGGGCCGCCACCGTTCCGACGCGCGCCGTGTCGCTCGACGTGCGGACGGCGACCGTGCCCCGCCGCGGGGCCGTCCCCAGCGACCGGGCCAGCGCCCGCCGGAGGTCCGTGACGCTCTCGGACCGGGCGTAGCTGTAGTCGCCGATCGTCTCGGAGGCGTACCCGGTGTCGCCGAGCGTGAGGCGGCACAGGGCGATCACGACGCGGACGACCTCGGCCCTGTCGTTGGGCGTGTAGGTCGCGGCCACGACCGGGCCGTTCCACCCGCCGCTCGCCCGCTCGAGCTGGGTGCCGTTGCGGATCAGGCGGACGTCCTGCGGGTCCACCGCCGTGCTGCCGTCCACGACCCCTGCCGAGTCCGCCGGGCGCAGGAGCATGAGCGGCGCCATGCGGTCGGACGCGACGCGGGCGCCCCTGTGGACGGCGTCGAAGCCGCCGGGCGGGTCGAACCCGTAGACGGGCCACGGGCCGGACGCGTCGCCGACGAACCACGTCTGCGTCCGCTCCCCCGCCAGCGGGCCGACCAGCCGCGCCAGCGCCGCCTCCTCGCGGTCGATGACGGCCTGGAGGTCCGCGTCGGACAGCCGTGACTGGACGAGCGCCCGGACCTCGGCGGGCGACACGAGCGAGGTGACCGGCGAGCGCGGGGCCGAGTAGGCGCTGAACGTCGTCCCGGCCGCGTCGCTCACCCGGGTCCGGTACCAGGTCGTCTCGACGCCCGCCGCGTCCCAGACGTCGTACAGCTCGGTCCCGGGCACGAGCGCGGCCGTGCCGCCCTCGGCGTACGGTCCTGCCTCGGCCGCGGACCGCTCCCAGCGGAGCAGCGCGCCCGCGCCGTACGCCTCGGCGGCGAGCAGCTCGGCCGTGTTCGCGACGTCGATCTCGAGGTGCCTCATGCAACCAGCCTCGCGCTCGTGATGACGGGGGAGTCGGGGATTGACGCGACCGACAGGCCGGGCGGTCCGACGACGCGGGCGCTCCCGGCGGCGGACGGGACGATGCGCAGGACGGCCGGCAGGCCGAGCGCGGCGGCGGCGAGGGCGTCGAGCCCCGCGACCCCGCCGCCCGTGGCGGACAGGTCCCCGAGCCGTCCGCTGCTCCCGGGGACGGACGCGGCGCCCGACCCGGACAGGGCGATCGCCAGCAGGCGCGCGGACAGGATTGACGGGGCCGCCCGGCCGCCGGCCGAGGCCGAGGTGTCGACCGCCCGACGCGTCGTCGCCGCGGCGTGGGCCGTCCCGGCGCCCGTCGCGGCGACGCTGGCGTCCCGGTTGACGGTCGGGATCTGCTTGACGCCGTCGACCGAGACGAGACCGCCGCCGGCGGCTGATGTCGACGCCCTTCGCGCGGTCGCCTCGACGTGGGTAAGGACGCCGCCTCCGGAGAGGACCGCCGCGAGGAGGTGCGCGGACCGGGCGCTGGCGGACGTGACTCCGCCGCCCGTCGCAGCCGGGGCCGACGTGCGCGACGTGGACCGGAGGACGGCGGCGACCCCGCCGCCCGTGGAGGCCGCGGACGCGGCCCTGGTCGTCGAGTCCGCGACGGCGGCCACGCCCGAGGCGGTTCCGGAGAGGACCCGCGTCCGCTGCGAGCGGAGGGTCGGAGCGAGCACGCCGCCGCCTGTGGCCGCGATCGAGGCGTTGTGGTTCTCGGCGGCGATCGCCTTGACGCCGTCCACGGCGGACACGCCGCCGCCGGTCAGGCCGATGGCGGACACCGCGCCCCTCGCGGCCGTCTCGGCGGCAACCCCGCCGCCAGTGGCCGACGCGGCCCGGTACCTTCCCGTCGCCTCGACAATCGACGTCACGCCCGCGCCCGTCGCGGCGACCGATGCCGTGCGGGCGGCGCCGGCGGCGGCCTGCACCGGGGCCTCGTCGTGCTGCGCGCCCATGCGCACGTCCGGCATCGTTCCGGCGCCCAGCGTGAGCGTCAGGCGGTCGGGCGCCTCGCCCGCGACGAGCGCGACGTCTCCGGGGAGCCCTGCGGGACGGAGCCGGACGTCGGGCATGTCAGCCCGCCACCAGCGTCTGGACGGAGGTCCCGGCCACGTCCGGGGTGCCCGACTTCGAGGCGACGACGTAGTGCGCGTCCGGGTAGTAGGGCGTGGGCAGCATGAACTCGCCGTCCACCGCGTCGGACACCACCGTCGCGACCAGGAGGCTGTCGCTCGTCCGGAACAGGCGGACGAGCGCGCCGGTGATGACGGTCCCGTAGACGTCGCGCGTCACGCCGGCGATCCCGTAGAAGCCCGACGCCCCGGAGGCGTACTCGGGCTGCCCGGACCAGACCGCCGAGAGGAGCTCCCCGCCGCTCGCGTCCATGCCGAGGCCGCCCGGCCAGAACTCGGTGGCGAATCCGACGTTGCTCCAGGCGGCGTCCCTCGGGCACGTGCGCTGGTCGTCGAAGTCGAACCACTGCGGGTTGAGCCGGTCGTCGTTCCAGCGGAACATGCCGACGCCCGCCTGGCCCGACTCGCCGCCGAGGAGGGTGCTCACGCCGGTGCGTCCGTGAGGAGGCGGGCGCGCAGGGGGGGCGGCACGTCGCCCGCCTCGACGAGCGCCGGGTAGCGCGGGTCCGGGGAGACCTCGACGTCCCTCGGGGGGACGAGGAGGCCCGAGGCCGGGTGCCGCTCGAGCTGCCCCGCGATCGTGTGGCGCGCGTGGTCGAGCATCTGGAGGGCCAGGCGCTTGTCGCCGATGTTCCCGCTGATGCTCATGGCGCCGCCGCCGTACAGGCTGACGGCGATGTACGCGATCCGGTCGAGGGGCGTGGGGTCGGCCATGTCAGCGGCCCTTCACGATGTTGCAGTTGGCGCAGAGGAGCTGGTACTTCGCCCGGGCCTCGTCGGGACGTTCGGTGACCAGTCGGTACTGCTCGCTGAGGGTCCCGAGTCCCGCCCTGCGTTCGCGGTGTCCGCCGCCGTTGATGTGGTCCACCTGGAGCGCCCGAGGATCCGTGAACCCGCACAGGAAGCACACGTCGCCGAAGAACGCCAGAACAGCGGCGCGCCTACCGGGGCGTGACGGATCGCCGTGGCGAGGATGACTCTCCGAATAGCGCTTCGATGCGGCCCGACGCTGCTCGCGGACCGTCTCCGGGTTCGCGTCGGAGTGCCGCCTGGCCGCTTCGCGCTTCCGGGCTAGATAGTCCGGGTGCTCGGCGACGTAGGCGGCGTACCACGCCCGGTGCGCGGCGTTCTTGTGCTCGCGGTAGGTCGGGTCCTCTGCGATCCGCGCCCGATACGCCCGCCCGGTGGCAGCGACTCGCTCGGGATGAGCCGCACGATACTTGCGACTCGCGGAGGCGTCCGGCCGCAACACGTCAATCATCGATTACTGCATTCACATCGGCAGCAACCGTGGTCGCCACATTCCAGCAGACAAGCGCGCCGCTCGCCGGGACGACGAGGCCGCGCGGGAACGTCCAGACGACGCCCACCGAGGCGAGCGTGCCGTTCCAGCGGCGGGCGTAGATCAGCGGGACCGTGGGGCTGGTGCTCCACGCGACCGCGCCGTTCGTGACCGAGGCCGGGTCGCCGGGGTCGTCGCGCTGGAAGAGGACGTTGGTCGGGGTGCCCGCGACCGCCTGCGGCCTGCCCACGCCGATCTGGCTCGCGACGGCCGTGAGCTGGATGTAGGAGAACTCGAGCAGCTTGGGGCGCTGGGTGGCCGCGGCGAGCGCGATCTGCGTGTTGGCCGTCGTGGTCGCCGTGAACACGCTCGTGCGCTGGGCGAGGGAGCTGATCGCCATGTCGTCTTCCTTCCGTCCTAGGCGTCGTTGAGGTCGAGCGTGCTGGTGGTCCCCTTGATCGTGTAGGTGCCCTGGGCGCCGAACGTCTCAGTGGTCACGAGCTTCTTGAGGTAGCGCACCGTCCCCGCCGCGTTCCACAGGGAGACGTAGGTCACCGACGCCCCCGCGGGCACGTCGAGGACGACGTCCCCGTTCTGCGTCGCCGACCCGCCGCTCGCGGCGTTCCAGGAGACGGCCTTCCGGGCGTAGGCCGGGGATCCGCCGGTAACCTCGCTCGAGGCGCTGTTCGCGCCGCCGGGGTCGGCGGTGTGCAGCGCCCAGCGGGTGCCGAGCGACGCGATGGCGTCGACCCCGACGTTGCGCGCCGTGGTGTCGTAGTCGTTGGCCATGTCGCCTCCTTGGGGCGGTCCCGGCCGCTGGCGGCCAGCGGCCGGGGTGCCCGGTTCAGACGGTTGGGAGGCGGTAGGCCCGGATCGTCACGCCGATGGTCCCGGAGGCCGGGGTGAACTTCACGTCGAGACGGCCCTTGGAGGTCGCGTCGTTCTGGGCGAACCGGGACGACTCGAACGGGCCGAGGATGTTCACCTCGTTCTGGGCGGCGGCCGCGACGAGGATCGCGTCCCCGAGGCCCGCCCGGAGGGCGGGCGGGTTGTCGCCGGCGAGGAGCTCGACCTTGAGCGCCGCGGCGGCCGTGTTCTTGACCTCGAGGATGACCCGGCCCGGCTTGCCGACCACGGTGAGCGGCAGGGTGACGGCGGCCGTCCCCGTGTCGAGCGTGTCGACGGCGGGCTGGGCGACTGCGCCGTTGGCGACGCAGGCGGTGAGGGTGATGGCGGTTGCGTTTGCCACGTCTCAGCTCCCCGATCAGGTCGGGTTGGCGGTGAGGACGGCCAGGCAGTCCGGGCGGACGACCTTGGCGCCGAAGACGAGGAGGCCCTTGACCGCGTCGGCGAAGCGGGCCTGGGGGCGGTAGGCCTCCATGCTCGTGACCTGGCTCGCGAGGGACCACGCCATCGGGTGGCCGGCGATCACCCGGTACTTGATCGGGCCCGCGGCGTACGGGACGTTGGTCGACTTGTAGAGGTCGAACCCGGCCGCCCGGCCGATGCGCCCGTTCGAGAGGTTCGCGGTGTTCTCGGCGGTGCCGTTGCCCACGAACCGCGCGTCCTTGAGCATGTAGCCCTCGAACCACGGCGGGACGATGGCGAAGCGCCCGTCGCCGGGGACGTCCGCGTTGTCGAGCAGGACGCCGAGGTCGACCAGGTACTCGTACGGCTTGCCCGCGGTCGCGAGGTCCGTCTTCGGGGTGCCGGTGGAGCCGATGAGGTTGGCCGACGCGGCGTCCGCGTAGAGCGCGGCGATCGCCGTGTCGACGGCGTTCCGGAGGCCGTACCCGGCCTCGCGCATCGCGGCGGCCATGACCTTCGGGTTCTGCTGGGCCTTGTCGATGTCGTCGATCTGGAAGTTGAAGAACTTCTGCTTGTCGATGAGCAGCGTGGCCTGGGCGTCGGTCAGGGTCTCGGCGGCGGCGATGTCCGTGTTCTTGGTGTAGTCGCCGACCGTCACGCGGCCGATGCTGTTGATGCGGACCGTGTCGCCGCCGGCGGTGATCTCGCCCTCGTAGTCGCGGTTCACGACGCCCGGCGCGCCGTAGACGTGGGCCTTGTTGAGGTTCACGAGCAGCTCGCTCGCCCAGACCTCCGGGATGAAGTTGTCGATCGCCATTCGGTAGCTCCCGCGAGTAGGGAGGGCCCGCCGGTGTCGCCTTCACTCGCACTCGGGCGACGCGGGGTGCGGCCCGAGGGCCGCCTTCGGTGCTATGCGGAGGGCCCCCTCGGGATGCGTCCCGACGCCATCGCCTCGAAGATGGCCGGGCGGTTGCGCTCGAACTCGTCGGGGGTCATGGCCTTGATCTGGCCCGGGGTGAACGTGGCCGGCGCGCCGGCGCCGGTCGGGCTGGCGGCGTCGGCGGATCCCGCCGGGCGCCTCGCGGCGAACAGGGCGGGGTGCGCTGCGCGGTACGCGGTGACGGCCCTCTCCACGCCGTCGACCTCGCCGTCCTCGCCGACCGCGAGGCCGGAGAACGAGGAGAGGTCGATGGCGGACGGGTCGATGCAGCCGGCCTGGGCGAGCACGCGGCGGACCTCCGAGCGGCGGACGATCGCGTCTGCCCGGGCGGACGCCTCGTCGGAGCCCTCCTTGCGGGCCGCGGCGATGGCCTTCTCGTGGTCGGACAGACTCGCGGTGCGGAGCGCCTCCAGCTCGCGCTCGGCCGCCTCGGCGCGCTTAACCGCGTCCCGGGCCGCCTTGCGCTCCGCCTGGAGCGCCCCCTTGCCCGCGTCGCCGAGCGGCTCGTCGGTCCCCGTCGCGGGGGCCGCGTCGCTCTGCGCCGGTGCGCTCTGGCCGGGCGTCGCGCCCGGCTCGACGGGCGTCGCGCCCGCGGTGGGAGTGGTCGTGTCAGGCATGGTACGCGGATCGCCTCCTAGCGCAAGTGTCGGGCGTCACCGGGACGGGGCGTCCGGCGCGCCTGTCGTGGCCTCCATCGGGAGCCCGTTCGCCCCGCCGCCCGCGGCGGGGGGCATGTCCATCGGCCCGCCGCCGTCGGCGGCCGGCTCGCCGGGCGGGTCCGCGGCGGGGGCCGTCCCGGCGTTGATCCCCTTCGCCCGCGCGATCTGCTGCGGGGTGAGCCCGGCCATCTCCCAGAGCATCTCGTCCGGGACGTGGAGCGCCTTGAGCTTGACGAGCGAGTCGACGTGCGCCGCCTCGTTGCGGCTCTCCGGGTCGCGCCAGATGGTCTCGCCGTCCTCGATCCCGCCGCGCGGGTCGCCCTGGACGGCGAACGCGAGCCGGATGACCTCCTCCCACGACTCCCCGAGGAACCGCTGCTTCCGCTCGGCCTTCCGCGTCAGGCCCGTCTCGGTGGCCGCGAGCGACTCGCCCGACGGGAACGATCCCGCGTTGCCCATGAGGTAGTGGGCCGGCGTCCGGGTGATGCTCGCGATGTGCTGGATCACCGTCTCGAGCGCGCCCCGGTAGTTGGCGAGGTCGGTGACCGCGAAGTCGCCGAACTTCACGTTCGGGTTCTCCTCGGCCCAGAGCTGGCCTGGCCCCGCCTGGTACGGCTCGACGACGCGCCCGGTGTCCGGGTCCACCTCGAGCTCGAGCCCGACCGCGTAGCGCTGGCGGAAGGCCGAGAACTCCGAGGCGACGAACATGTCGAGGAACAGCTTGTTGAGCGCGTTCTGGAGGGGGATCACCGGGACCAGCTCGGACACGCCGTCGCCCCGCAGGCGCGGGCGGTTGCGGAGCGGCACCACCGGGACGTCGCCGAGGGGGTTCGGGAGCGGCCACGCCTCGCCCGGGACGTCGCGGGGCACGAGCGCGTGCTGGCCGACGCGGAGCACCGTGGCGGGCCGCTGGCCGCGGGGGGCCGTCTGCCACTTCTCGATGCGGTCGGGCATGTAGAGGGTGAAGCGGGTCGACCCGTCGTCCTCCAGCCACCGCTTCAGGGCGGCGCGCCGGCAGCCGGACGCCCGGTCGGTCGCGACGGCCATCTCGAGCGGGTCCTGGACGGTGACCTCGGCCGCGTCGGACTCGTCCTCGTCCACCCAGACGAGCACCGACGCCTGGCCCTTGACGAGCGCCTCGGTGTGGGCGATCTGGGACCACGCGTCGAGGCCGTTCTCCTGCCAGATGCGCCAGGCGTCGGCGTCGGCCTGCCCGTCCCGGCCCATCCTGAAGCCCTCGACGTCGAGCCGCTCCTCGACCGCGTCCACCACGAGCCCGCAGAAGTTGTCCGAGAACCCGGCGAACAGCGACCCGAACGCCGCCCGGTACTTCGACCCGGCGTACAGCATGGGGTGGCGGCCCTGGTAGTAGTCGTCGAACCGCGTCATCGGCGCGGCGCGCCTGTCGAGCTCGAGCGACAGCCGCGAGATCCACCACTCGGACGAGCCGAAGGCCCCGGTCGGGGAGGGGGACAGGGCGGGGTCGTCCACGGCGGTCACCTCTAGAAGCTGCCCCGGCGGTAGGGCCGCCGGGCCGCGGACGGCTCCGACGCCAGCCACACGGCGCGGATGGCCGCCAGCGATGCGGTGATGGGCCGGTCGTCGTTGCCGCGGACCGCCTGGAAGCTGCCCGACTCGTCGTGGTCCTTGCGCGTCGTGAACGCGAGGTCGGCCGTGACGGCGGAGCAGTCCGCCCACGAGAGGCGGCCCGACTCGACGGAGGACACGAACCGGGCGGTCGCGTTCGCGAACTTCTGGCCGGCCACGGCCTCGGACTGCGGGAAGAACTTCGCCAGCAGGGCGTCGGTCAGCGGGTCGAACCCGACGACCTGCACCCCGCGGGACGCCGCGGCCTCGCGCAGGTCGCGGCCGAGCTTGTCGGTGTTGATCGGGCTGCCGGTGACGTCGAAGAGCATCCGCAGGGACACCCGCCCGTCGGCGTCCGCCCACGCGATGGCGGCGCTGGCCCGCGTCCCTCGGGGGTCGAGCGAGACCGCCATGACGGGGCGCGTCGGCTCGCCCAGCTCGGCCTCCCCGCGCGACCAGGCCGCGGCGTCGACCAGCCGCTCGCGCATCGACGCGACGGCGCGGCAGAGGTGCTCGGTCTCCCAGACGGCCAGCGTCCCGCCGAGGCGGTGCGAGCGGTACTCGCGCTCGAGGTTCGCCATGACGTGGGGCAGGTGCCCGACCGACGGGTTCGCCTCGAGCCAGCCCGCGACGTCGCCGGCGTCTCTGGACGGGGCAGCCGACCACTGGAGGCAGGCGAGGGCCGGGTCCTCGGACGAGCGCTGGAGGATCGCGTTGAGCACCTCGGACGACTCGTCGCCCATGTTGGACAGGTAGAGGATCTGCGGGTTGGGCGAGGCGTTCATCGTGGGCTTGGCGGCGGCGATGAAGTCGTGCGAGTCGAGCTCGCGGACCTCGTCGACGATCACGTCGTCGTTGGACGGGCCGCGGGCCCCGCCCCGCGTCGGCGCCACGATGCGGTAGTGGCCGCCGTTCTCGAGGCGGATCTCCTCCTGGCCGTTCGCGAACCTCGGCTTCCGCGACAGGAGGCCCGCGTGGCGCGTCTCGAAGTGGTCGGCGACCCGGCCGAACACCTCGCGGGGGAGCTCCCGGTTCTGAGCGGTGTGCATGATCCGCCGGCCCATCACGAGCCGGGTGGCGACGTGCGGCACGAGCTGCTCGGTCTTGCCGTTCTGGCGGGCGACGAGCTCGGCCACCTCGGGGTAGAGCCACAGGCCGTCGGGCCCGACGCCGTAGAGGTAGCGCCCGGCCTCCTCCTGCCACGGGAAGGGCTCGACGCCGATGCACTCGCACTCGGAGAGGTACAGGTCGAGCCGCGAGAGGGCCGGGACGGGCGGGGCGACGCGCGGCCTCGCGCTCCCGTAGAGCGCTTCCTCGACCGCGACCGCGAGCATCAGGAGTAGTCCCCGGTCACGACGCCCGTCGGGGCCGAGTCGAGCTGGGCCGCGAAGCCCCGCGCCAGGTTGTGGCGGCGGCAGGAGGCCCGGAGGTTGCGGGGGTCGAAGAACTCGTCGTCCGGCATCCCCGGGTAGACGGGCGAGACGTGGTCGGCGACCGTCGCCCGCGCCTGGCAGCCCGCGACGACCCGGCACGCGTACCCGTCGCGCCGGAGGACGGCCTCCCGGAGCCTGCGCCACCGCTGGGTCCGGTAGCGGCGGTCGGTGGACCTCGGCGCGGGCTCGGGAGTGGCTGGGGGAGAGAGAAAAACGGGAGCGCCGGTCTTAGATCTCGAGCGATCGGCGGGTGCTACCCCACCCCTCGCCTCGTCGCGGCGCGGAGGACGCGGCCGGACGGCTCGCGCCGCGATCTCGACCAGCCCAGAGACGATGGCGACGCTTCGCATGTCAGGAGAGTCGCCCCCAGAGCAGCGCGGCGCAGACGAGCACGACGGCCCAGCCCAGCAGGCTCCTGCCGCGCGTCATGACCTCGTCCACGAGCGCCACGACGAGCGCGGCGATGACGAGCGCGGTCGGGACGCTCACGGCCGGGGCTCGCTTCCCCGCGGCAGCGGCGTCTGCGACGGCGGCGGGGTGGCGGTGACCGTCACGGGGGCGGGCATCGTCAGCGACTTCACCGTGTCGTGCACGCCCATCGCGATCTGGGCGATGCCGAACCACGCGAGCACGGCGACGAACGCCGCCTCGGGCGTGTAGACCCCGATGGACGCGAAGGACGCGGCCGTGAGCAGGGCGGAGAGGATGAACGCCGTCGTCGGCTCGTTCCCCGTCACGACCTGCCCGATCCCGCGCACCTGCTTGAGGACGGCGATGATCCCGGTGATGAGGGCCGCCGATGCGGTGACGCCGCCCGCTGTCAGGACGGCGTCGAGGGTCAGGTTCACGGGGTCACCTCGCGGTAGGTCACGTTCGATCCGGGGAACACGAGCCAGCCCTTGTACGCGCCGCCGAGCAGCTCGTAGCCGTCCCTCACGCCGCCGTCCCACGCGAGGCGGTGCGGCGAGGCCCACGCGCTGAACAGCCCCGAGTGCGACGAGCGCCGCGGCCCCGGGTGCCAGCGGAAGAACGAGCCGCTCACGGAGACCCAGCCCTCGGCGTATCCCGGGCGCTTCCCGAGCGAGGCGGGCGGGTCGGCTGGCAGGGGCAGGCGGAGCTGGCCGCGCGCCGTCTGGGCTCCGGGCAGGCTCATGAAGTAGGCGCGCACCACGGACGGCACGACGGGCTCCCCGGCGTAGGCGCCCCACGGCGCGAGCGGGTCGCACCAGCGCAGGGCGCCCAGCCGGAAGACGCTGACGCAGTGGCCGGCGCCGGGGTGGAGCGCGAAGTGGGGGTCCCAGCGCTGGAGGTGGGCGGGGAGGACGTGGTAGTCGCCCTGGACCGCGAGGAACGCGCCCTCGGGGAGCGCGTCGAGGTCGGGGAGCGCGCCCACGGCGAGCGTGATGCCGTAGCGGCGGTGCGCGCCGGCGGCGATGAGCGGGATGCTCGCCCCGTGGTCGTCGGGCGCCCCGGACGCGGCGCGCAGGTGCTCGCGCTCGGCCGCGGTGGCGGGCGGCTGCCCGGACAGGCCGTTCATCACGGCGCGGGCGACCTCGAGCACCGACGCAGTAGTGCACTCGACGACCGGGCTGTCGGGGACCTCGGAGACGTGGACGTGCCGGTAGGTCACGAGCCGGCCCCCGTGATCCGGCCGACCGCCTCGACGATGAACGTCGAGAAGACGCCGAGGCCGATCAGGACGATCACGATGTCCCGGCGGTTCAGCCAGAGCCACGCGATGCTCCCGCGCAGCGGCTTGATCCGGGCCTCCATGCGGACGTCGTCGTCGTGCTCGCGGGACAGGTACGCCTGGAGCGTGTCGGCCGTCGTCTGGAGGCGAGCGTCGAGGTCGAGGAAGCGGGCGGTGACGCGGGCGGTGTTCGCCGCGAGCTCGGCGTCGTGCTTGGCCCACCGCTCGCCGGCGGCTCGGCTGTTGTCCGCCATCGCCGCGAGGATCCGGTTCTCCGTCCCGCTGAGCATCCCCTGGAACAGCCCGACGAGCGCCGTGACCTCGGCCGCGGACAGGGACGGCGTGCTGGCCGCGACCGCGGCGACGGGCGCGACCGCGGCGACCGCGGCGACGGCGGCCACGGCCGCGGCGTGGTCCTCGTGCTGCTCGGTCACGAGGCGGAGCGCCATCGGATCGCCGGGCGGCGGGGGAGCATCGGGGAGCGGGGGTTGCCGGCGTACATCGCCCACCGGCGGGCGGGCAGGACGGACTCGCAGCTGGGCCTGCCAGTGGGAATGGGCGATGGAGCGGCCCCGGCGGCGAGGGGGGAGGTCCGCCGGGGCCTGTCGCGGGTCGAGTCGCGGTCTGCTCGCATCCGGTCAAGGGTGCGCGCCGCGGCGGCGGTTTCCTATTGGCGTGCACGCCAATGCCGAATGGCACGGTCGGGCCGGGACGGGACCCCTACGGGACCCTTACCGTGTCGGGCGGTGTCGGCCCGTGTCGCGTCCTGTCGGGGCGCATCGTGCGTGGAGTGGGGTGGCCTACGGGGCTCGAACCCGTGACCTTCGGAGCCACAATCCGATGACCCACCGCACGGATCATCGGAAACGGGACCCCTACGGGACCCCTATCCGGTCTGGGACTCGTCGATCGCGTCGAGCGAGCGCCGCTGCACCTCGGGCACGACGTGGGCGTAGACGCGGGCCGTCATGCTCGGGTTGCGGTGCCCGAGCTGGTCCGCGATGGCGCGCATGGGACTGCCCTTGGTGAGCATCATCGTGGCGACCCCGTGCCGCAGGTCGTGGACGCGCATCGGCGGCAGGCCGGCGTCCTGGAGCGCCTTGCCGAAGGCGTGCGACAGCGACCCCACCCGCAGCCGCTCGCCCGTCCGGGGCCCGAACAGGACGGGCTCACCCGGCCCGACACGGGGGGCGGCGCGCAGGAGCTCGGTGAGCGCCTCGGCCGCGTCGCGCGTGACGGGGACGGCCCGCGGCTGCGTCTTGGTCAGGCGGACCCGGACGTACAGCGCGGGGAGCACGAGGTCGCCCTGGTCGAGCCCGCACAGCTCGCCGGCGCGGAGGCCCGAGCCGAGCAGCGCCCGGACGGGCAGCCACAGCCATGTCCCGACGACGGCCGCGAGGACGACGTCGGCGTCGTCCCGCGTCATGGCGGCGGGTCCGGGTCGCTCGAGGCGCGGGAGCCTGACGCCCCTCGTCGGGCTCCTGTCGAGTACGCCGTCCGACTCGGCGGCGTTCAGCGCCACGGACAGCGTGCGGATGACGAGGTGCGTGGTGCCGGGGCTCAGGCCGTTCGCCGCGCAGTCCGCCACGAGGCGCCGGATGTCGGACGGGCGAAGCTCTGCGAGCGGGATGCCGCCCAGCAGTGGGGAGATGTGCAGCCTGACGTGCCCCGCGTAGCTGGTGGCCGTCGACGGGCGGACGCTCCGGGAGTGCGCGGGCAGCCACTCGGCCAGCCACTCGCCGAGCGTGCCGTCGAACCTGCGCTCGGAGCGCCCGTACAGGCGGCGCCACTCGCGGAGCTGGTCGACGGCCTCGGGCTCCGTCCTGAACCGTCGGCGGGAGGCGGCCTTGGGGTGCTTGGCGATCCACCGCCGCATGGACTTGGACCAGTAGACGCTGCCGTCCCCACGGCGCGCCCGACGCTCGACCATGACGCGGATGTTACGCCGAACGAGACTCCGATCTAGCACCATAGATGGGAGTCTTTCGAGCGTGTGAGGCTGCGTTACGACGCCGGTTGAAGTCGGCCTCCGACTCCGCGACACGCGGCCAGAAATCGCTCAGGACGAGCCGATTGACGCTGCGCCCCTCGACGTACAGGTTCAGGGCCCGAACGAGAATCGACCAGTCCTGCACCAGCTCACGCCGCCGCCCGCGATGGTCCTGCTTGCGGAAGCGGTCCGACAGCGCGCGGGCCGGGCTCCCCGACGGGAGGTCATTCGGGTTGACGATGCCGTCAACGAATGCGTCGACCTCGGCCAAGCACCCCATGCCGAAGGCGATCGAGTAGGCACCCAGGACGACGGACGGCGTGAGTCCCGTGTACTCGTGGGTCGTCTTGGCGCACCTGCCCATGGCGTCGAAGGCGTTGGACTGCGCCTCGACCTCGGTCATGATCTCGTGCATGTCGAACGCGATGTGTCGGGGCTGGAGCGGCCGGTCGAACCGGCGCTCATACCAGAGGGTTACGCGCGCCGCGGATGACCGTAGCGTAGCGTCGGCGGCAGTCACGAACTGGTAGGCGCTCCGCTTGCGGCCGATGTCGATCAGGTCGAACGTCGAAGCGTCCGCGTCCCAGCAGATCATCACGGGGATCGACTGCGCGGCGGAGATGACAGCCGCGCACCGGTGCGCGCCGTTGAACATCAGGCCCGAGGGGTCAACGAGGATCGGATCGGCGATGAGGCGCCACCTTCCCTCCCTGATCGCCCGGGCATATGTGGCGACGACCAGCGTCGACGGCCTTCGCTGCGCCGGGTGCGGGTTCGCCAGCAGTTTCGCGGCCAGCTCCGGAGTCAGCTCGGTTTCCTCGATCTTCACGTTCTCGACCATCCCTTCTCTGTGTCGGTTCCCTGAATGGAACTCATCTACGCCGCCGAGCGGCGCATCCACGCGATGTAGGCGTCCATCTCGCGGCGCTCTACCGCGACCCTGCCCGGCGACGGGCGCACGACGCGGATCCGCCCCGAGCGCACCAGGCGCTCCACCGACCGGCGCGACACGCGCAGCTCGGCGGCCGCCTCGTCGAGGGTCAGGAAGGCGCTCACCGGTGCAGCCGCTCCTCGGTCGCCACGCGGGCGATGTCCACCCGGCCGTCGAGCGCCCACTTGTGCAGGACGGCGCTGACGTGGGCGCGGACGGTCCGCTCCTCGATGACGAGCTCGGCGGCGATCTGGCCGTTGGACAGGCCCATGCGGACGAGCTCGGCCACCTCGGCCTCGCGGGCGGTCAGGGGGTGCAGGACGACCACGCTACGGCTCGGCCCGGGCGGCGCGGGTGCCCGGTCTTCCGGACGAAACGGCTGGAGCCCCGGCGCCGGGGTTGCCCGCACCGCCCGAGTACGCGGAGGCCAGCTCGACGCGGGTGGCGCCCAGCATCCCGAGGCGGGCGCGGGCGTCCATCAGCAGGGCCTTGACGGTGTTCAGCGTCACGCCCATCGAGGCGGCGATCTCCTTGTCCCGGAGCCCCGATGCGAGGAGGCGCAGGGCCTCGGACTGGCGGGCGGTGAGGGTCACGCGAACCCCCTGTCCTCGGCCGGTCGCACCCACCGCGAGCCGTGGCGGTGGTACCACGCGTGGTCTGCGCCGGGCTCGTGGCAGCGGCCGAGCACGTCGCTCGGGAAGCTCTCGGCCACCGCGGTCGCGTGCTGTACGCGGTGCTCGGCGAGCGGATGGCCGCACCACGCGCCGTCGTCCTCGTCGCTGAACCGGCAGACGGTCTCGGCGGGCTCGTCGGCGGGCACGAGCCACTTGCAGTGGACGTGGCCGAGCGGGTAGTCGCGACCGTCGACCATCAGGTCGGCCGTGTCGAGCGAGAGCCCGATGACGGTCGCGGCCATCCGGGCCGTGTGCGGCGCGACGACGAGGACGCGATCGCCGACGGAGAGGCCGTGACGCAGGTCTGCGCCGCAGCCGGTGCACCCGTCCTGCGTGGGCGGGTCGGGAACCTCGTGTGCCATGTCAGTACCCCAGCACGCGCCGCTTGGCGATCGTGCTCTCGCCGGCGGTCGTGCGCACCAGCAGCTCGAACTCGACGTAGTCGCCGCCGGGGTCCCCGACGGACGAGCCGCGCACGACGAGCCGGTCGGCCTTCGCGGCCAGCGCTCGGCTGAAGCACGGGCCGAACGGGTCGTCGATCGCCGTGTTGGCGATCACCGGGTCGGTCGTGTCCATCATCACGAAGGGCATTTCAGGTCGCTCCTCTCATCTCGGCCAGCAGACGGCCGGCGTAGGCGTGCGGGTCGTCCCGCGGGAAGTACGCGCCGCAGGCGCGGAGCGCCGTCGCCATCCGCTCGAGCACGGCGGCCTCGCCCTCGCTCATCGGCGACGGCCGCCCCACCGCCTCCGCGCTGGCGACGCCCTCCTCGACCGCCCGTGCGATCTCCCGGAAGCCCCACTGGCTCGGGTCGTCCTCGCGGCCCGCAGCGGCCATCTCCGCCTCGTGCAGCTCGACCTCTACCCTGACGACGTAGTCACGGGGGGCCTCCTTCGGGATCGCGGCGCGGAGTCTCTGGCCCGCCTCCTTGCATCCGGGGTGGTGGTACAGGTCGCCACAGGACTCCGCGATGTACGCCGCGTGAAGTGCCGCCTCCCGCAGCCCGTCTCCAGCGCGGGCGGCGCGCTCGACCAGCAGGGCGGGGTCGATCCGCTCGACCCACGACAGGGCGTCGTCGGTGTGGAGTTCGCAGCGCGGGCACCACTCGCACGAGCCGGGGTCGTGGTCGGGGTGGTGGCAGGCCGGGCAGCCGTCGTCCACGAGCGGTCCTAGGCCAGCGGGGGCGGCGCGCTCGGCGTCGAGGCCCCACTCCTTGCAGTCGGTGATGGCCTTCGCACGGATGGCTCGGATGGCGGCTCCGAGGCGACCGGCATCGGGGATGGGCGCTAGGTTGGCGAGGGTGAGCAGGTAGTCGTGCGCCTCGTCGTCGGTCATGGTCAGGGGTCGGGGATCGGGGCTAGCCACGGGGGGCCTCCTTGATGGCGGCGCGGAGGATCGCCTCGGCTTCTCGCTGCCGCTTCCCGGCGTTCCGGTACATGGCCGAGATGAGGCCGGGATCGCCCCCTCGGGCCTCGCCAGCGTCACGGATGTCGTCAACCGCCTTGAAGTAGGCCCGCAGCGCCTTCCGGAAGCGGACGATCTCAGCGTCGAGCAGCGCCGTGCGATCCCTGACCTCCGCGTCGGTGGTGCTTCGGAGGCGGGCAAGGACTTCGTCGGCGTCCCCCTCGCGGGGGGCGCGCTCGGCGGGGACGATGGTGTAGCCCATCTGCTCGATGCGACGGAGGATCGAGTGCGGCGTGTGGATGTCGCGCTCCCACGCGGCACGCATGACCTCCTCCGCGGTCAGGGGTCGGGGATCGGGGCTGGTCACGGGTGTTCCTCCACGGTGACGCCGACGGCGACGAGGCGGGCGACGGCGTGGTCCCACAGATCGCGGCGGCTGAACGACGAGAAGTAGTCCCAACCGGCGTCGATCTTCGCGGTGAAGCCGTGCCCGGCGTGGTCGGGTCGAGGGCAGGTCAGGCACCAGTTGTTGAGGTCGTGATCGCCTCCGGGGTGGCCGCACCCGGCGCACACGTTCGACTCGGGCTCCCAACCCTCGGCCTCCAAGAGCGCCGCGAGAGCCTGTCGGGGATCGGGGCTAGTCACGGCTTGGCCTCCCTGAGTTCATTGATGGCTGCGGAGCCGTCCGGGTCCCACTCGCGGAAGCGGTGCGGGCCTCGGAACGAGTGGACGTGGACGCCGACTAGCGAGCACTCGCAGAGCGTCCCGCCCTCCCTCTCGCGGGGGGCGCGCTCGGCGTCGAGGGTGGCGAGAAGGCGGTCAACGACTTCGACGGGTCCCATGTCGATGGGGGCCCCGCCGATGCTGCGGCTTTGCCGCCATTGCGGCCACATGAACCGGAGCAGTCTCTCCTCGTTGGGCGTCAGGGGTCGGGGATCGGGGCTGGTCACGGGGGGCCTCGACGCGGTCGGCGGGGGTGGCGGGGGCGAGGGCGGCCGGGGCCGGGTTGAGCGTCATCGTCTCGCCCGGCGCGAGGACGGAGACGAACAGGCTGCCCGGCTCGCCGCAGCGGAGGCAGGCCGTGCGGAACTCGTGGTTCTCGTCGGGGTGAGGCGCGACAGGGGCGCGCTCGGCGGGAGTGTGGTCGTGGAGGCCGCAGCACCCGCTTGGGGCGAGCGAGCGGCAGTTGGCGAGGGTCGAGCCGCATGCGGTGCAGTCGGTGCCCTCGCGGGAGGCGCGCTCGGCGTCGAGGGTGGCGTTAGCGCGCGTCACGACGCCATCGATGGCGAACCGCTCGTCATCGAACGCCTTGTCGAGGATCAACTCGTCGGCGTCGAGGGCAAGACCCATCGCTGACTTGAACAGCGATGACGAGCGCTCTAGCCGATCGATGCATTCCCGAAGCGCGTCCTCCGGCGTCAGGGGTCGGGGATCGGGGCCGCTCACGCCAGCCGTCCGATCAGCAGCCCCAGGGCGAGGCCCGCGAGCAGCGCGACGGCGACCCAGCCGGCTGGGACGCGGAGGCCGCTCGGCTCGATGCGATCCAGCCACTCGCGGGCGTCGTCGGTGTGGAGTTCGCAGCGCGGGCACCACTCGCACGAGCCGGGGTCGTGGTCGGGGTGGTGGCAGGCCGGGCACTCGCCACGGTCCGTATCGGCGGGCCGCAGCGGGTCGGCGTCGGAGCAGGCGGGGCACCAGCGGTCGAGGCGGACCTGGTGCGGGCAGACCGCGGCGGCGATCTCGGGGACACGGTAGGCGTTCATTCGTTCACCCCTTCGAGATAGGCGACGAGCTGGGGCCGGGCCTCCCGGCCGTGCTCGGTCTTCCACCAGTGGCACGCCAGGCACAGCGAGACGAGGTTGTCCTCCGTGCCGCGGCTCTTCATCCCCATGCCGCCCGAGGCCCTGACGTGGTCGAGCTCGAGCGCCGTGTCGTGCGGACCGGGCCATCCGAGACGGGCCCCGACGCAGCCGCGGTCCCGTTCGCGGACGGCCTGCCTGACGCGCGGCTCGATGACGGTCCCCCGGGATGGGGCGATGGGCGACCGTCGGCGGAGCGTCACGGCTTCGCCCCCTCGGCGTCGATCGGCCACCACTCGTCGTCGGCGGCCTCGACGCGTGCCCGGCAGGCGGAGCGGTCGGTGCAGCGGGTGGCGGCCTCGTGGCGCTCCCTGCCGGAGGACAGCCAGCGGACCCAGGACGCCTCGAGGTCGGCGCGGCGGTCGTGCCCGCAGACGGCGCACACCCTCTCGGCGGTCACGAGGCGGCCTTCTTGCCGAGCGCCATCTCGATGGGCACCAGGCTGCGGAAGTCGCTCTCGGTGATGGCGCTCGGCGCGCCGCCCCTCGCGGGCGCGCCCGTGCGCGACGACGGGTCAGGAAGGGAAGGGTTAACGACGGGAGAGGGGTTCAAATCCGTTTGAATGGGTTCAAAAGGCTTTGAATGTGCTCGGGGTTTTGCATCAGTTTGGTTTGAATGCGTTTGATGCAGACGGTGGTCGTCGTGGTGCGACGCGCTTTTCTTGCCCGCGCGGGGGTATCTGGCGACGCTCGGACAGAAAAGGCAGCACCTGAGGCTCTGAACCTTGCCCAGCCGTCCCAGCATCGACAGCGATTCGGTGACCAGGCGCTCCCGAGGCTCGCGGTCCATGTAGCGGAAGAGCGCCGCGGCGATGCCCGGGACGTCCCTCGGCAGCCATCCGTCGTCGTCGGCGAGCATCCAGAGGCCCATGTAGACCTCTCGGGTCTGCGCGTCGAGCTTGAGGAACAGGTCGGAGTCCGACCAGAACTCGCGCATGAGGTACCGGCCGCGCATGACGAGGGCGGGCATCTCAGGCGTCCCGCCGGGTCCGGTACGCCCGCTGGCGGCACGTGGTTCCGCAGTAGAGGCGCGGCTCGCCCCGTCCCTGCTCACAGGGCGCGGAGCACACCGTGCAGGCCACCACGGGGCGCGGTGCGGGCACTCGGGCGATCCTGACGCGCTGGCGGTGGCGACGCTGCGACGCGACGTTGCCCGACGCGAGCGGCACCGGGACCGAGGCGCCGCCCGAGGACGGGGAGGACAGCCACGGCGTCCAGGGCGTGTTCTCCGACTCTCGCCGGCGCGCGTCCCTGACGATCACGACGCAACCTCGGGGAGGTAGCGCCACTCGATCCGGGTGACCTCGGTCTGCGGGGTGACCTTCATGTGCTGGCAGAAGAACCAGATGAAGTCGGTGCGCCACCAGCCGGTGAAGCCCTCGCGCTCGACGTCTCCGATTGGCATGGCATCGAGCAGCTCGCGGCGGACGCTGACCACCTCGACCTCGGCCAGCCTCACCAGCGGCTCGCCCGGCTTGCGCCCCATGACCTTGCGGCAGAGCGTCAGCCGGTCGCCCGGCTTGAGGAACAGCCAGCCCTTCCGGCGGGTCACGGTCTTGCGGCGATCCACCACGGCCTGCTCCGTCAGGGACACGGACATGAGGCGGCTCACGGCGCAACCCCCGCGGTCCTGACCCGCAGCTCGACGTGCCAGACGCCGGGCTCGACCTCGACGGTGTAGCCGCGCGTCTTGGTCTGGAACCCGAGCTCGCGGGACTCGGCCTTGGCGAGCGCGTTGGCCTCGTCGGCGGTCGCGGCCCCGACGCGGAACACGGCGGACTGCGGGGAGCCCGGCCACACGTCGTCCAGCGACAGCAGGCTCACCGGATCCTCCGCGCCTGGTCGCGCCAGTAGCGCGGGGGCTCGGAGCGCCTGCGCGCGTCCCGCTGGTCGGCCGTGGGCGCGAGCAGCAGGACCGCGAGTGCCGTGAAGGCGAGGAACAGGCCGACCGCGGCGATTGCAAGCGGGGTCACGGCTCGACCGCCCTTCTGCGGGACTCGGCAGCCTTGCGGGCGGCCCCGCGCAGCGCCTCCTGGCCCTCGTCGGAGCCGAGCACGGCCAGGTGGTCAGGGCGGCGCTCGATCCGGTGCAGGACCTCGTCGGGGTCGTCGCCGCGGGACAGGATCTCGCCGGTCTCGGCGTCCACGACCATCGGCGAGTGCGACACGGTCGCCGTGGCGGTGGCGTCCGCGGTGTCCATCTCGCCGGCATTGATCCGGCGCGCGACCTCCTCCGCCACCTGGTGGCCGAAGGCGTCCTCGTGGGCCGCGGTGCCCTCGCCCAGCGCGCCCGGGTGCTCGCGTCCCCACTCGGTGGCCGCGGCGATGAACGCCCTCCGCCCGGGGATGACCGGACCGAACCGGCGCATCGTCTGCGTGAAGTCCTCGACGTCGTGCTTGCGCAGGCGCACCGGGATGCGGCCCTGGTCGTCGGGCTCGTCCACCTCGACGTGCGTGAGCTCGTGGTGCAGCACGGCGCGGCGCTGCGAGTCGTCGAAGCGCTCCCAGAACCAGCGGCGGAACTGGACCACGAGGTGGGTGTCCGTCAGGGAGAGCCACAGCGGGCTAGCCTTGGTCACTTTGGCGACGACGTGCGCGTGGTACTCGTCGCGCGCCGGGTCGAAGGGCTTGGTCTCCCAGACGTACTCGATGGACAGCCCGCACTCGCGCTGGGCCGTCTGGATGGGCTCGAACTCGTCGAAGGCGGCGATCACCTCCGCGGCGAGGTCCTCGACCTGCTGGCTGCGGACGAACGGCGGCTCGATGGAGATGTCGAGCAGCCCGGGGATGCGCACGGGATCGCTCACTTGGCCGCCGCCTTCCGAATGCGCTTCGCCTTGGGGGCAGGGGCCTCGGGCTGCACCGCCAGCGGGACGCCGTGGACGTCCACCGCCAGCAGGGCCTCGAACGCCGGCGCCTTGACCTTCGTCTCGTCGATGACGACCAGCGAGGCCATCGGGGCGCGGACCTGCACGAACCGGGTGGCGGCCTCGTTGTACGCGAGCGCCTCGTGCGGCGTCGCGCTGGCGTGGAGCCCGTTCCCGCAGGCCGGGGTGGGCTTCCAGTCCCGGGCCTCCGCCGTGGTGCCGGGGGCGTAGGCGATCTTCCTGCGCCGGGCGTTGTCCGTGGACCAGTCGTCGTCCACGGCCTTGTGGATGACCACCCGCCCCTCGGCGTCGGGCTCGATGCCGTGGTATCGGCACCAGGACTCGGGCGTATCGCACTCGGGGACCTCGATGAGGACGCCGCCGGTGACGCTGACGAGCGCCGCGTCGCGCACCCGGCGGTGGACGGCCACGAACGGCGTGGCCGTGACCGACGCGGTGTCGGAGGCCCTGACCGACGCGGTGTCGGAGGCCGTGACCGACGCGGAGCCGGAGGCCCTGACCGACGCGGAGCGCGTGGCCGTGACCGACGCGGAGCCGTAGGCCGTGACCGACGCGGAGCCGGAGGCCGTGACCGACGCGGAGCCGGAGGCCGTGACCGACGCGGTGTCGGAGGCCCTGACCGACGCGGAGCCGGAGGCCGTGACCGACGCGGAGCCGTAGGCCGTGACCGACGCGGAGCCGGAGGCCCTGA